GGCCTTTTGGAGATGGACAAGACCCAAATACATGGGAGAAGAATTACTTCAGAGAAAAGATAAATAAAGAGGATTTTTTGTCCGCGCTATCTAAGTGTAAGGTTAAGCCTAATTCACAACCACGCAAAACACCAGATTATCTTGAATATCGTATGTATGGCTTGGTCCCTTATAATATAAGTCCTATTCAACAAGGTATTCAATTTGGACATGCCGTTGTTGAGTATGCTCAGAAGATAAGAGGTCACGAAGAAGACGAAAAAAGATATAATAAATGGGCTAGGTTTGATAAGACATTTATCATACTAAATGGTGGTACTACAAATTCATCACCAGATAGACTTGGGACCCTTAACAAGTATCATGAAGACCTAATAAATGCTGGTATTTTGACTGAATTTTTTTCCGAACCAGACTTGGGTGACCAGCTTACAGCTGTAGTTTTTCTGGTAGATGAAAGGGTGTTCAATAGAACACTATACCCAGACTTTTTACCAGAGTCTATTTCTTGGCAGGTTAAAAAACCAAGTCAAAAAATGCTGGACGAACTAGAAGCTAGGAATGCCGAAAACTACAAGAATTGGCTGGAGAAGATAGGCGGCGAAAAAAATGCCTTTCTAAGAGAATTTTTAAAACCTTTAAGACTAGCCTAGGTTTTTTAAAAAACTTTTTGTACCTTTGCGTAATGACTGATAGAATAACACTATATGGTAAGATTGGTTTTGAACCAGAGGATAAGACCAAGAAGCACCGTGAACAAGCTTCATGGAAAAAAATCGCTATGGTATACTTTGATGGCGATGTTTCAGAATACTATGCTTGGTTCATCAAAAAACGCTATAACCTAGAACTTGTACGCCCAATAAGAGGTGCGCATATTTCATTTATTAACGATAGCCTAAGAGACATCACCCAAAATGGAAAATTAAGCCTATCTGAGGCAAATACTACATGGGATAAGGTCAAGGCTAAGTGGGATAATAAGGTTGTCCCTATAACGCTTGAAATAAGCCCAATGACAGATTCGAAGTACTGGTGGCTTAGGGTGGCCGAAGAAAGTCGAAAAGACCTATTAGGGATAAGGGCTGAATTGGGTCTTGGAAAGCCTTTCTGGGGGGTTCACATGACCATAGGTGCTGTTAACGATAAGAATTTATTTCATTCGAAGTATATTCACGGACTTATTCAAAAAGGTTTTTGTAAATAAGTTTGGATTTTTAAAATTATTTACGTACCTTTGCCGTATAACATAAAAAAATGTTTGAAAAATCTTTTGAGCGACCTTCTAATTATTTTAAATTATCACCTAGAGAACAATGGGAGATAGATGATAAATTAGGTATCTTAGATTGGCAAGGTGATAATCTAAGTAAGGAAGATTTAGAAAGATTTGAAAAGCATTATAAATAAACCGATATTGACGTATTAGAATTATTAAAAGGTAAAAGATGCTAGTAATAACTGATATGAAAGTTGAATTTGTAATTAAAAAGAAATGATTTTAGCAACTTTAAATAATACTTGACTTTTACTGATTTTCATGATATTTATTATTATGGAAAAAAAATATTATGTCTATGTTTATTTAGACCCAAGAAAAAAAGGTGAATTTATTTATGGTGAATATAAGTTTGATTATGAACCATTTTATGTTGGTAAAGGTATTAATAACAGGTATTTAAAACATTTAACCGAAAATGAACAGGATACAGAAAATTTGTTTAAATTTAGAACTATTGAAAAAATTAAAGCCAAAAATCTACTTCCAATTATAACTAAAGTTGTTGCTGATATTGAGGAATCAGAGGCGTATAAAATTGAAAGTGAGTTAATTAAGTTGATTGGTAGAAGATGTGACAAGTCTGGATGTTTAACAAATATAGTTACTGATGCAAAGCCACCAATTAATTATAAAACTTTAACTAAAAAGGTTATAAAAAAAATAATTCAATTGTATAATGAGGGCCATTATTTAAAGCATATTGGTGATAAATTAGGGTTGAATGAAAATAAAGTTAAACGAACACTAATTGAAAATGGAATAAAACCTAAACGTAAGCCCCCAACGAATAAAAAAGATATTAGCGTTGAGGTAATTACAGGTATGTGTGATGACTATAATAATGGGTTTTCAATAAGGGGTCTTAAAATTAAATACAACATTTCATTTAATGTTATTAGACGATTACTTAATGAAAATGGTGTTAAAATAAAAGGTTATAACTACAAAAAAAGTGACGAACATAAACAAAAACTTAAAGAAAGTTATGTGGCAAAATTTGGAGAAGAGCATCACTCATTTAAACCCTTAACACAAGAAGAAATAAACAAATTAAAACATTTAAGATTTGTTGAAAACAAAACAATACGTGAAATAATGAGATTGTTGAATATTAATCAGAAAAAATATTATTATTATATAAACACATAAAATGGGTGGTAAAGCATTAAAAACTGTAGAAACAATACGGTGCGATAGAAAAACTTTCGACAAAGTTTCAAACGAAATTATTGATATTTTAAATAAAACTTTTAATAAAGTGATTATTCCGCTTTTTTATAAGAATAAAAAAACATTTGGTGACATAGATATCCTTATATGCACGGATAATTTCAGTGAAAACATGAGAGAATTTATTGTTAAAAATTTTAAACCAAATGAAATTTTTCACAATGGAAATTGCTGGAGTTTTGATTATAAAAAAATACAAATAGATTTCATAACTTGTTCATCAGAACATTTCGATAGTAATTATAATTATTTAAACTACAATGACCTCGGAAATTTTGTGGGTAGAATAGCACAAGGCTTTTCAAGTGAAATAGATACAGATGAAATTTAATTTATCGTAACATAGTCCTTCTTGACCAAACCGTATATTTATATATAAACAATATTATGGTTATATATAAAACAACAAATCTTACTAATGGTAAAATATACATTGGTAAGGATTCTAAAAATAATAAAAATTATATAGGTGGTGGAAAATTATTAAAATTAGCGATTAAAAAATATGGTAAAAAAAATTTTATCAAAGAAATTTTAGAAACATGTAAAACAATTGATGAACTAAATAAAAAGGAAATTTATTGGATTGAAAAATTAAAATCCAGAGAAACAAATATTGGTTATAATATTTTAGTTGGTGGTGAAATAAGTCCAATGGAAAATAATAAACACACTGATGAAACAAAAATTAAAATGTCTTTAAACCATATAGATGTCAGCGGTGATAAAAATCCAATGTTTGGTAAAACATTTGAAGATGCTTGGAAAGAGCAAGGGTTGACCAAAAAAGAAATAGAAAAAAAGAAGGATGATTGGCTAGTAAAACGTTCAGACCTATCTAAAGGTAAAAATAATGGTATGTATGGTGTTTCCAGAGTTGGAAACGACAACCCCTTTTTTGGTAAAAAACATAATGAAGAAACTAAAAAAACGATATCCGCTAAGGCTAATAAAAAAATAGTGTTACAATTTGATTTAGATGGTAAACTATTAAAAGAATGGGAATCAACAATGATAGTTTATCGTGAATTAGGTATTAACTGTCGAAATTGTTGTCGTGGATTGACAAAAACTGCGTGTGGTTTTATTTGGAAATATAAAAATTAGATAATATGAAGATTAACTATAAGATAAAATACGGTCAAGAAGGGTTATTTTTAGACCTTTATCATAAGGATGATAAACTTGGTAGAGTAATTCTATCTAAAGATTATAATAAAATTTTTGAATTTCTTGGATTGTCTTATGAAAGATATCTTGAAGGGTTTAATGAATTGGAAGATATTTTCAAATATATTGCTGAATCTAAATTTTTTAATTGGAAGGATTTTCAATTGGATAAGTTGAACAAGATTAACCGTGACCGTAACTTGAAACGCAAGTCATACATGTCATTCTTGGAATGGATGGATGCTAATGTTGCTGATGAAAAACACGAAAAAAAAATTGATTTAACAACCTTTGATTTTAAATATATTAATGATTTTTTTTCAGAATCAAATTTAATATTAGAAGTTAAACGATTAGAATATGAACATAGCAAAGCTAAATATATCAAAGCCAAATTCAATGGTGGTGAAGTAATGCGAAGATATGGTCTACAAGGCAAGGAGTTGGGTGATGCGATGACTGGATTCAAAGATATCATAGGTAAAATCTTCAAAGATGAAACTTATGAAGACTACATCATAGAAAATACCCCAGAACACATCTACAGCGATTTTGACATCTACATGACACCTACAAATCTTATACAAATATGAAACAAAAAATCAACTACGATGCCAAAGGCACGATTCGCACTAATTCTGGCAACCTTGTTAGTGTGACAGACACTGACCCTAACACACTACTAATACAAGATATCGCTCATGCGCTTTCAAGTATCCCAAGATTTGGTGGGCACCTAAACAGACACTATACCGTAGCTCAACACTCGGTATTGGCATCTCGTATGGCCAAAACAAAAAAAGACAAGAAAGCCGCATTGATGCATGATGGTAGCGAAGGATATCTATGGGATGTTCCAACACCAATCAAGCATATCCTACCAGAATACAGATTGCTTGAAGACAAGCTAATGACTGTGATAGCAACCAAATTTGGTTTTGAATGGCCGATGTCTGATAAGGTAAAAAGAATTGACCGTAGAATGCTTGACCTTGAATGGAAGAACCTAGTTGAAACAAACAATAAGGAATTTGAAGTCTGGAGTCGTGCAAAAGCCAAAAGAGAATTCTTGAAGACCTATAAAGAACTCTTTATCGATAAAAAGGATTGTGTTCGAGCAACAAAGTAATTGTTTCATCAATCTTTTTACACTTATCAATAAACCCAATTACGTCTTCGTTGGTTAGTATAAACCATTCGTTGTCGGCTTGGGTTTTTTGATTTGCGAAGTCACCGTGAAGCCAGTGTTCTATGCGTTTATAGTTCGTACTTTGGTAGAAGTTAAGTAAGCTGATTATATTTGAATTACCTGTTTTAAGTTGCTTCACGCGTTTTTCAGGGTGATTCTTGGTAAAACCAATCTTATGACGTTCATTTCCGTCTTTATCCGTTTCCAATAAGAGATATACATAACCCATAAATTAATTCTAACGAATTAATTTATATTAGTCAAGAATTGCTTGGTTTATCAATTTCAAAAGTTGCATACCCTTAAAGCTAAATATATCTGGTGAATCATTAAACTTAGCAATAACCTTAATGGTTTTATCGCTTATCCTAAGAATTTCATCTTCATAATAAACATTGGAGATTAGTCTAAAGTATTTTGACTTAAACATAAATTCTTGAGGGTTTGTTTCATATTCTATAACAATAGCAACCTTGATACCTTCAGATATGATACGATTTAATAGCTCTTTTCTTTGTTCTGGTGTAGCATAATTCTTGACATCAATACTCTTGGCCAATTCATTAAATTCATCGTGTTTTCCAAATAAAGAAGCGGCTTCATAGTCTGGGGACCAACTCTCAATCTTGGTCATTGGTGTATAGGTAAAAGGGAATGTCTTATTTAGACTTATAGGTTGTTTATTATCTATGAAGTATTTTACAGGTATGGTTAATCCTCTATAAACCTTTGTTTTTTCTGGAATAAGAACTTCTGGGTATTCTTTCATACAACCCTTCAATTTTTCCATAGCAGAAACAAACTTAGGGTTTATATTTTTACCGTACATGGTTTTACTGAAGTCTTCGATGCTTTTAACATAAGCATTTTCTATAGGTGTATTCTTTTCATCACCACCTAATTCATGCCCAAATAGTTGGTATCCAAAGTCTTTTACACATGAATCAATATGAGCTTCTGTTATTAGCGATTTATAAACTTCAAGTATCAGCATAATTATTTTACTATAAATACTAAAAAACTTCATAAAACTAAAAAATTTTATCAGTTTTTTAGATATTTATAAGATAAATAAACGTATTACAAAATAATAAAATGAAAAAAAACACAATTTCAATAAAATTAATTCGTGAGCAGGTAAAAAAACATTTATACCACTATGAAAGCATTTCAAAGACCAAAATTTTGGTTTTTGAAAATGTAAAACTGGCTAAAAAATATGTTGAACAGGGAAAATTATCCGAGGAAGATTTTAATATGTTGGTAAAGTTTGACCCATCTAAAACAAAAAAATATGTAGGTTGGATGGCAAAAATATGGTTACAGGATAAACCAGACAAGGATGCGCTTAGAAATAAAATAGAAGAGTTCAATACATTTTTAGAAAAAGGAAAAACCAAGACTAAAGATATTAATAATTTTAAATCATTTTCAGACCTTGAAAATGAAGTAGGAGAAATAAATAAAAGAGGCGAAGGGGTATCGGTAAAAGACTTGGAAAATGATTATGAAACTATAATAGATAATTCAAACATCCTAATAATGTGTCCTCATACACACGAAGCGTCTAGAAAATTAGGTTTAACTAAGTTTGCTTTTAGATATTGTGGAGATGGAGGAAAAGACTCAGCATGGTGTACTACATATAAAGCTCCTGACCATTTTAATGATTATTACTATAAAAATAATGTAACTTTCTATTATATAAGAGTAAAATCTGATAACATATTAGAAAAATTAAAAGAGGAATTTCCAGATAGATGGGAAAGATTAGAAGTAGTTGCATTAGCTGTATTAGAAGATGGCCAAATAGATGGATATGATGGTCTTGACAAGCAAATGAGTTCTTCAGATATAAAAAAATATAGAAGCATAATAGGAATATGATTAAACTGCTTGACATATTATTGGAAGATGAAAATATTCTTATCCCTAGACGTTCTAAAGAAGAACGTTCTAAGAACCATATTATAGTTATCCAAAAGAAAATTCAACAATACATCAAGGATGGTAGTAAAGGAGATTTGAATTTAAGAAATGCACCAATAGAATCCTTACCAGATAATTTAAAGGTTGGAGGTAGTTTGGATTTATGGAACACACCAATACAATCACTTCCAGATAATTTAAGTGTTGGAGGTAATTTATATTTAGGTAACACACAAATAAAATCACTACCAAATAATTTAAGTGTTGAAGGTGATTTAGAATTGACTAATACACCGATACAATCCCTTCCAGATAATTTAACTGTTGGAGGTAATTTGAATTTATATTACACAAAAATACAATCACTACCAAATAATTTAAAGGTTGGAAATGGTTTGTATCTAACAAAGACACCAATACAATCACTTCCAGATAATTTAACCGTTGGAGGTAGTTTGGAGTTAAATTACACACAAATAAAAACCTTACCAGATAATTTAAAGGTTGGAGGTAGTTTGGATTTAAGTAATACGAAAATACAATCACTACCAGATAATTTAACTGTTGGAGATAGTTTGGCTTTAAGTAACACGCCAATAGCTATAAAATACGATGAAGAAGAGATTAGAAAAATGGTACCTAATGTTAAACGTTATATTTTTATATGATTAAATTGCTTGACATATTATTAGAGGGGGGAAATATTCTTATCCCTAGACGTTCTAAAGAAGAACGTTCTAAAAATCATATTATAGCCCTTCAAAAGAAAATCCAACAATACATCAAGGACGGAAGTAGAGGTAATTTATATTTAAATAACACACCAATACAATCACTTCCAGATAATTTAAGTGTTGGAGGTAATTTATGGTTAACAAAGACACCGATACAATCACTACCAAATAATTTAAGTGTTGGAGGTAGTTTGGATTTAAGATTTACACCAATACAATCACTACCAAGTGATTTAAGTGTTGGAGGTAGTTTGGATTTAAGATATACACCAATACAATCACTACCAAGTGATTTAAGTGTTGGAGGTAGTTTGGATTTAAGATTTACACCAATAGCTAGAAAATACAATGAAGAAGAGATTAGAAAAATGGTATCTAATGTTAAACGTAAAATATTAATCTAAAAGCTTGACAAAATAAAAAATAATTAGTACCTTTGCAGTATATTTATAAACAACGAGATATTTAATTAAAAAAGGGGTAACCCACAAAATAAAAAAATGAAAACTCTATCTTTACAATTGGTCCTTGTGTTATGTTTGCTCCTAGTGAATAGGATGGGCTATGTCAGTTGATAAAGGTATCTAAGCTGAAACGTAAGCCCATCTAATAAAAAAGATGGGCTTTTTTATTTATAAACGTCCCTGTGGCCGAGTGGTTAGGCGAAGGTCTGCAAAACCTTAAACATCAGTTCAAGTCTGATTGGGGACTCAAAAATTGAAGCGTAGCTTAGCGGCAAAAGCACTGTCCTTACAAGGCAGCTATCGTGGGTTCGAGTCCCACCGCTTCAACAGATAGCATAGCTTAGCGGTAAAGCTCCTTCGGAACTTGAAGGGGAGAAAGCAGCCCCACTTAGGGGTTTGATGATAGGTTCGACTCCTATTGCTATCACAACTGCTCCTAGCGTATAATGGTGGTACGCTTGGTTTACATCCAAGTTGACGTGGTTCGATTCCACGTAGGAGCACAAAAAAAATAAACAGATACTTGGAAATTTGAAAAAATACTAGTACCTTTGTATTGTTCTTTGAATTATGGGGATATGGCGAAACTGGTAGACGCGTCAGACTTAAATCTTTTTTGTGTTCTGCTCATATTTATTAATATGAATCATAAATACACAAAAGAAAATTTAGAAAAGATAGTAAAAGAATCAAATTCAATAAGACAAGTGTTAAAAAAACTTGGTCTTAAAGAAGCTGGTGGAAATTACCAAAACATTAAGGTTAAGATTAAAAACTTTGAGATTGATACTTCTCATTTTCATGGACAAGTTTGGAATAAAGGTAAAACTTGGTCTAAAGAAAAAGACATCTCTTGGAAGCTAATTAAAGATTCATCGTATAGTAGTGGTGCTCCATTATCAAGTTATGTATTAAAAAATCAATTATTGAAACTTGGATATAAAGAGCACAAATGCGAAAAATGTAATAATACTGAATGGCTTGGAGTTAAGACACCGTTGGAGCTACATCATGTTAATGGTGATAAATTTGATAATAGGATTGAAAACCTAGAATTATTGTGTCCGAATTGTCATGCTTTAACTGATAACTATCGAGCAAAAAATATGAGTGCCAGAAGCTAAAGCTTCTGAGTAGAATTCCGTAAATTCGGTGAACCCTTTAAACTGGGAATACCGAGCCAAGCTTCTCTAATGAAGAAGGTGTAGAGACTAGACACGGAAAACCTAAGTCAGTAATGATATGGTTAAGGTATAGTCCAGACTACAAACAGCAATAATCTGGTAGTGAAAACTATAGTAGTAAGAAAATCTGGTAGACCTGAAAATCTGTACGGGTTCGACTCCCGTTATCCCCACAAACAAATGTAAGAATCGGTACGCAGTAGCGTATAACGTAAAAGTAAGAGGTCGAATTCTGAAATAAAACGTGGCTGAGAACAGAAAGATAATCACGTTCTGTCGGCTAGGCTTTGGATGAGTGAGCATCCCATTTGTTTTATGGCCGAGTGGCGAAACTGGTAGACGCATCAGACTCAAAATCTGACGCTTGTAAGAGCTTGTGGGTTCGACTCCCACCTTGGTCACAACTTTGCAAACCACCTTAGACAGGTGTCTAGTGTTCTAGGAAATCACTCGTTATGTCAAGAGTGCAGAGTACCAAAAGCCTAACGCGTAAACGTTAGCATAAGACTGCACAGTTCGGGTCTTAAATGGGGATATGCTGGAAATGGTATACAGGGAGGTCTCAAAAACCGCTGTCTTCACAGACGTGTGGGTTCGAGTCCCACTATCCCACTAGACCAACAAGCTGTGTTTATGGAAGGGTTGCGCAGTAGAAGCTTCAGTAAACCTTGACCGTCTGAAAATTTATAATGGCCATTGTAGATTTTCATTCCCTACCACGATAGTGTAGGAACTTGGGGAGGTGGTGGAATGGTAGACACGCGGAGCTTAGAACTCCGTGCTGCAAAGCGTAGGGGTTCGAGTCCCCTCTTCCCTACAATGGTTAGTTGACGTAATTGGTAGACGTGCTGGTCTTATCCCGAAAAATGGTTTAACTATAATGGGAGGGAACTGGTGTCCAGACTAGGTTAAGCTAGGTAATGACGTATAGGTTCGAGTCCTATACTAACCAAGTGAAATCATGCGCATGATTTCACAAATGGCCGAGTGGTGTAATGGCAGCCACGCCAGTATAAGAAGCTGGTGCTCGTAAGGGCGTGAGAGTTCGAGTCTCTCCTTGGTCACCTTGTATTTTTGGCATATATTTTGTATATTTATATCTAAAAAAAACTATGAAAAAAATTTTATTTACTATCCTATTAATTCTAGGATTATTTTTCACAGCTTCAGCACAACGCGGAGGCTATCATGGTGGATACCATGGAGGTTATCATGGCGGTGGCTATGGTGGAGGCTATCATAACTATTGCGCACCAAGACCCTACGGTGGTTATTATCGTGGATACAGAATGCTCATTCCAGTAAGAGTATGGGTAGATGGTTATTGGATACTTGACGCATATGGAAATAGGGTTAGATGGGTTTATGGTTATTGGAGATATTTAAACTAAAAAAATACTACAAAAAGCTTGACAAATAAAAAAAAGTTTAGTACCTTTGCAGTACATTTATAAACAAAGAGATATTTAATTAAAAAACGGGGTAACCCACAAAACATATACAATGAGAACTTTTGCTAACATATTTGATTTTGCGTTTGAATTCGCAGCCGAGGCCGATAAAAGCCTAGGTGGTCAACTATTGTCTTAAGTTAAATTGAAAGTAACTAGAAAACAAAAAAGCTTGGCCAGAAATGGTCAAGCTTTTTTGTTTTATAATGGTGATATAGCAAAGATGGTCTCTGCGTCCGACTGAAAATCGGAAGATACAGGTTCGACACCTGTTGTCACCACACTTGGTAGGGTAACTCAGTGGTAGAGTACTAGAGTGAAACCCTAGATGTCGGTAGTTCGAATCTACCCCCTACCACATGGAGCTGATAGACTGGTACACAAAAACCAACGAAAATCTGTAGAAGTGTAACTTCATTATGAAGTGCTATGATGCAGCAGCAGGGTAAATAGAGTAGCCTGAATGAAACCCTTATCAAACCTATCATACGGTAAGAAACTCTATAAAATGCTGCCATCGTCTATCGGTTAGGACGAAAGGTTTTCAACCTTTAAAGAGGGGTTCAACTCCCCTTGGCAGTACCAATGACAATCTGGAAAGACAGATATACGGAATATTAGTAGAGTTGGTTACAATATCCCCCTGTCACGGGGAAGGTCGAGGGTTCGAACCCCTCATATTCCGCGCTAAAATTAAACACCTGAAAAGGCAAGCTGGATTGGGTTGCTAGCATTTCCCGTTCGAGTCGGGCTTAGTGGGCCAGCTAGGAGAGACGAAGACCTGTTTAATTTTATATGGATGCGTGAGCCTACAGGAGTAGGAACTGGCCTGTCACGTCAGTAAAAATGAGGGTTCAATACCCTCCGTATTCGCAAAAATGGTGAGACAAAATGAGTAGACCTGCCAGTTGAAAGGAATAGTCAAAGCCATTCTACACAAGGAAAGATGGCAGTCGGACAGCGTGTAGTTAGAGCGTATAGTTTAATCGGCAGAACTCTCGCGCATAGCGGGGAATCTAGGTTCGAACCCTAGTGCGCACCAATAGAGACGAATTGATATTGCACTCTTTAAAAAGCATGACCGTCATGGGGGGCCATGTACCAAGGCTGGCGATGAACCTTTGCAAGGTTTGTGGTGGGATTCGATTTCCCAGCTCTCCACTAAAAGGATGGTTGACAACCAAACCTGTAGCTAGTCACTACAGGGTCCTTGCTTTATACTATGAATTCAAAAAGAATCAAGTCGTTCATACCCATGACGATGGAAAATGAAGAGAGTTATTTTGAGTGTATCTTAACAGATGGGCTTAGGATAGAAATTGCTTATTGGTCATTTTATGAGTTTGCCATTCAGAATGACAAATACTTGGAAGAACATAGTCTAGGGTTTGAGGATTGGGAAAAACTAACACATGAATTGTTGGAGTTGGAATATGATTTCGAAACGAAGCTAAACCAATACATACAACAATTTAGTGAAGATGAAATATCTGAATTTACATTTTAAATAAATGCTCAACGGACTTATGGTGTAATGTAGGTCCGCAAAAGCTCCGTTATGGAGCTTTTTTTTTGTTATTAACTTGCATGTTATTTAATTATTTGGTATCTTTGCACCATGATAAAAACACTACTACAAAAAGCCGCTAATCTATTGGTTAAAAAACTTGAAGAAGCTCTGGAAGCTGATGATATGGTTGCATTTAATTTTTTCCTTGAGAATGCTTATTGGCTTGATGATTTTTCTATTTCGGTATTTAACATTTATTTAGACTAAATATTTTTTAAACAAAACTTGCAAGTTTCAAAAATAACTAGTAGTTTTGCATCAGTAATAACAACAAGTTTTAAATACTAAAAATGAAAACTACAAAACAAATCAAATCATACATTCTTAAGTATGGTAACAAAAAGACCAACGCTGAGATGGCTGAAAAATTAGGTGTTGAAAGAATGACTTTCGCTGGTGTATTGGCTGGTATGAAAAGAAACAAAGAAGTTAGCAATAACTTCTTGAAAACAGATATTTTGAAAACATCAAAAAAAGTATCTTCTAAGTAAGAAACTTATAGGTTTGTACTAATCACGGTTACTTGGGGTGAGCAGAAATGTAATCGCCTGAGCCTTAAAAACTACGAGATTAAAAGGTCGAATAGCTGCAATGGTAGAGCAGTTTGCGAGAACTTATGTTCGGACAGAAAGGTTGGTGGTTCGATTCCATCTTCGGCCACAACTATCAAGGTAAAGCCACCGCTGAGTGGGCCAATACTAAAAGGACTGGGAAATCCCCGTAATCTTATATCGCAATTCTATGGTATAAGTAAGAAACCTTTTGAGGTCGAACAAGGGTTAAACACTCTAGCTGGGGTCTACAATTGACAAGATGCACACTATGATTAAGCAAACTTGTGTTCTCAAGTCGGTGCTTGTAAGCGTAGATAACTTGATAGAAAATGATTCGGTAGCTCAATTAGACAGAGTTCAGCGTTAGCTGAGATATAGGTTCAAATCCTATTCGAATCACAAAATAACACTTATTAAACACTTACCCATGATGAAGTTCGGTAATAGAATAATTGAAGTCAGCAAGGCTCAATTAATCGAAAAAATTAAAGAAAACAAAGCGGCTCATATCGAAGCTTATAATAAAGCCGTGATAGCTTATAAGGAAGAAGCTATCAAGCAACTCTCTGAACTAACTAAAAAAGCACAAGACGGAGAATTAAAGCTACACCTTAATTTGGTTAGCCCAATAAACAATTCCGATAACTACGATAAAATCATTCAGATGTTTGAATGGGATGTTAATATGGTGGTTAAGCTTGAACAAAAAGAATTCATTGAATACGTTCAAGACGAAATGGAATTTGCTAAGATTGCTAAGCTTTCAAACGCAGCTTACATGGTAGGTTAGCCTTCATAAGCAGCTGATAATCAATCAAATAAAATGCTAAAATACTAAAAAAATACTTGACTTTTCCATCATTATTTAGTATCTTTATAACATATAAACGAACAATAACAATTTCTATAAACAAGAAAAAAATGGCTGGTAAAACAACAACAACAACCACAAAAAAAGGTAGCGCATCGACTGAATACGTATTAGGTCAAGCTGCACAACACATCACTAAAGCAGTATCTGAATTGAACACTGCTGTAGAAACCGTAAGAACTCTTACATCACAATCAGAAGACCTCACTCTTCAGGTAGCAAGCAAGGAAGCGCAAATCGCTGAACTAGATGTTCAGTACGCTGAGAAGGCTCGTCAAGCTGAAGTTGAGTTCGAATTGAACATGAAGGCTAACGCTGAGCGTGTGGTACTTGGCTATTTGAACACTAATGGCAAGGTAGCGGTAACTAACGCTGAATGGAATAGCTTGCAAAAAGAATTCGGCGATTACAAGGCTAACGCTGAAGCTGAAGCTAAGAAAGCAGTTGCAGTTGCAACAAACGCTCTTAAGACTCAGTACGAGAACGACATCAAATTGTTGAACTCTGAGAACAAGGCTATCGCAGCTGAGAACGCATCTAAGATTGGTGTATTGGCTGAAAAGAACAAGTTTCTTGAAGACCAAGTGACTAAGCTTTATTCACAATTGGATGCTGAGCGTTCTGCATCTATCGAAAGAGCCAGAGCTAGTTCTGTTGGTTCAATCAACGTTACTGGTGCTGGTAAGTAATCAAGATAGTCTACGTGAGGAATTGCGTAGACTATTTCAAAAGGTTCCTCTGACCTAAACAGAGTGTAAAAAGATTGGTTCAGCAAACAAACAAAAAATTGACTGTGAATCAAAAGGTCTGAGTTCGAATCTCAGCAGGTCAAAAATAGAGGTAGACCTGTGGTGTAACTGGTAGCATAAAAATAAAATCAATCTTGCCACTCACATAGGGTATATTGAAGGGTGCTCATACACCAGTTCAAGTTGCAGCTCGAATCTGCAATACCCTACAAGAATAAACTCGTGTAGCAGTCCTAGTGACTGTGAACGGTTCATATGGCCTAGGTTCGTCCTGAAGTCTCCCACGAGTCCCTGTTCTTTTCTCCCCCTCAAAAAAATTCTACATTATTATTTGGAAATATCGTTTTTAATACGTACCTTTGTATCCATTAATAAAAATAAAATTAACATGAAATTAAAAAGTCTATTCTTA